TGCCTTCACCGTCACGTCTTTCTCTCCATGAGCGTTGCCGATAGTGAAGAGTGCGCGATATGTGGTCGTTCCTTCGGTTGCTGCTGTCAGTTGGTCGGTTGCATTGAGCGATGCGCCAGAACCTGTTGCCAGTTGCGTGTCACCACGCTTCAGGACAATTGCATCAGCTGCGATGCTTGATGCTGCTGCAAGTGCAATATTAGTTGCTACACCTACCTGCACCAGATTAGGCGTTGCCGTGAGTGACAGCACACTGGTTGCGTCGATGATGTCGTCAATCTGTCCTTGCAGGTTGCTGTCTGCTCCTGCACGTGCAGTTGCTTCATTTCCTACCGATGTAAATACACCGCCACTCTTGACAGGGTTGTTGCTTCCCTGAGTGGGTACATCGTCAAAGGTCAATACGTCTTGCTTACCAGCCAAGAACTGAGTCAGCTGTGCATCCGTTGGGAGGTCGCTGAGTTTACCCGTCAGAGCAGCCGTGATGCCTGAGTTGATAGCTGCCCATTGTTCGGATGTGAACGATGAATTGTTGAGGACATATTCAACCGCCCAAGTCTCAGTCGTTGCGTTATACTTGTAACGTGTATAGATAGTGTTACCTGCTGCATCAGTGCTCACCACAAACGCATAGTCATTATTGGTGAGTGGTCCGCTATATGCCTCCAGTTGTTCAAGCGATGTGAACGGCTGACCATCATTGCTGATATAGTCAGCTGTGTTGGTAGCGATGGAGCTGTTGACAAAGCTCTTGTCTGCCAACTTGTTCTCTGCTGTTGCTCCACTTGGTATCAATGCCTGGATATTTCCGACATCGGTACGAAGTCCACCTTCGACACCCTCTGCCCGATTCTTCTCAACCAGCACATCGGCTGCAATCTTCGCGTCTGCTGCTGTCTTGGTGTACACATCTTCTGCATTGGCTTTCGTTGCCTCCACACCTTCTGCACGATTCTTCTCAACAAGCACATCAGCTGCAATCTTCTCATCTGCTGCTGTCTTCGTATAGACATCTGCTGCATTGGCTTTGGTTGCCTCGACTGCTTCCGCACGATCACGCTCTGCCGTTATCTCTGCATTCGTCTGCTGTTTGGTATATACTTCGCTCTTGTTATAGACATCTGCTGCATCTGCTTTCGTTTCTTCCACGTCAGCAATTGCATCTTCGTTAGTAAGGACTTTATCAAGTCGCTCCGAGAGTTCTTGACCAGTCATTTCAAGATCATAAAAAAGTGACATATCTCTTTCGTTTTTAGTTGTTAGCCAATTTCTTTTCTTACCCGTAGCGTTTCGCCACCCGCCATTCTCACCACCTCACCATTCACACGCACAATTGCATAGAGCGTATTGGTGTCGGAATGGTACCGCCGTATGTAGGTGACATTGTGAGGTTCCACATATTTGCAACAGAATTTCTGCACCTGCGGACATGAGCTGTCAGTGACCAGGCAGAGGATTTGTCGGTCCACTTCCCGACGATAGCCATATTGAGAGTCTGTGTCTGGCACGAAATACTCACATTCTGCTGTGACCATGCCCATCATCTCAGACGTGTCGAACATAAAGAAGACGTTCCATTCCTCATCGTGGAACATATTCTCCTTCGGGATGACCTTCTTCTTTCCGTTGAATCCCCATGTGAGTGTCACGTTGAAGTCATTCTGCTCCATCGTGAAGTCTTCGCGCTCTATCTTCAGCTGATATTTCGCTTCGTCGCTGCGTTGTATGATGTCGATTTTATTCATCTTCCTTTTTATTTATCGAACTGTTACTCACTCAGGGTTTACTAAAGGATCATGTACGGCTTTACCAGCATATCGAAGGTATATGGAACAACAGACACATTCACGGGTGACACTGGAGAGCGATGCGTGTAGCTCAAATCCACCAACATCAATGATGCCTGGATAATTGCTGATGGTACTTGACCATACTGCTCAATCAATGACTGTTCGCACTCGTCCACACTACCTCGATTAATGAAACTTGCCACCGTCTCTTCGGCTGCGTTTCCGTACAACTCCAGAAGCGAATCCTCGCAGTCGAAGTCTATACGGCTATGCGTCTTGATATAGTCTATCTTTAACCACTTCATATCTTTTGTGTTTTATTAATCTCGAAAAGATTGCTCTAAGGTTTACCGCTATATCTCTACTGTCACATCTTCAGCTTGTGCAAGTTCACCGCACCCTACAAGCACCACGCTATACTGTGAAATACTTCCCTTGTTAGCTGTGAGCTTTGGTGACTTGACAAGCGCGTTGCCCGTGAGATAGTCGTCTGCATCTGTGGCATTGGCTATCTTCACATATACCTTCTTACCAGCCATGAGCAATTTGTCGCTGATGGTATTGGTCACCAATCCGCTAACTGTCACGCGCCATCCAAGCCTTCCGTCCGTGTAGTCTCTCCATTTCCCAGTCGCAGGGCTGCTCACCTCCAACTCTTCACAATCGACCTCGACCTCGCACGACTTAGCGGCTGCGAATGCTTCATAACCGCTATCTGCAATCTTGCTTACTACTATTTGACCTCCGTGTATTAACATATTTCTCTATTTATCTTTCAAAAAACATACCTTCTATGATTTCATCTCTCCAGTATATTGTCTGTGAGAGCACACACCAATTACCCACATAATCGGGTGAGTGTGTCTGCCAGGGCTGCAATGGTCCGAACTCATTCTCCACCATTCCGACCTTCGCCTCCAGCATCTTCTTCGAGTTTGCATAGTGTGAAATCAGTCGGTCCTTCAGTGCCTCTTCTGGTGTCTTGGCGTCGTAGAGAGTTGTCGGTGTAGATGCCACATTGTTGCTCATGATGATGCCAGAACCGAACTGCGCCCAAACAAGACTTGGGAATCTTGTCCGTGATGTCGCTGGTGTTGTCTCTATTCTTCGCGTTGTGAAGTTCAACGTCGTTTCAATCGACTCAATACATCCGTTGTTGATTTTCTCCTGCTCTATGTTCGTATTTGGGACTTCATCTTGTAACGGCTCTTCGCTGTCGTCTGTCAACTCAAAAGACAAATCTGTTATGCAATAATAATTATCAGCGTCCAGGTTACAATAATCAGTGTTGAATTCTTCATCAGCACTTCTTGGAGGAATCATGATTTCAAGACTCAAATTTCCTTCTTCTTCGATGAATGGAAATAAATAACCTCCATCGAGGTTTGCGACAACACCAGTTCTGTTTTGAACTCCGTTTATTTTCCCGTCTTTTACTCGCACAAACTCTGTATAGGCATAATTGCTAATATGCACAACTATTGGAATAATGCCTGTGAAATTCTCCCAGTCTGCTGTCGGGCTTGTGGAAAACATGACGTTACCTCTGAATACAAGATACTTTCGAGCTGTTTGTCCGTTGTTGTGGTAATTTTCGGTTGGGGACATGGAAATCAATGACACGAAATCATGTAATTGCCCAAGATCACCTATTCTGAAGATGATACGGTCTTGCCATCCTGTATCGTCTGCGATTGTGTAAGAATTCGTCCTACCTTCTGTTATGTATATTCTGTCACGAGATATACAACATCCGCTTGTTCTTGTTTGTGAGTCTATGTCTGCAAATCGAATGTTTGTGTTTTCATTCAGCGGATATATAATGCTTTTGGCTGGAACATAAAGGTAATTGATTGATGCGTAATGCTTGATGCCGCCCGAAACGGTCTGAGATGTTCGCATTACGTCACCCTTCCATTCCATATCGAAGTCTGTTTTATAGAGGACGTATGACAGCGGGTTTACATTTCCCGTCACCTTAACCAACCCCTTACCAGGAAGCACAGAAAGATTGTTATCAGCTCTGCATACGTGTTCGTTGATGGTTGTCGGTGTCACGGTCTGCGGACTTGTAGGAGTACTTCCTTGATGTATTTCGAGAAGATTAGCGTGTGAATAGATTACATACCCATCCGTATTATCTGGCGAGATAAAACACAGATAGCCCTTGTACTCCGTGCAGACAAGCCCGAACAATGTGCATATATCATTGAGGATTTTGTCGTAGCTGTCGATGATGTACGAATGGTTGTTGTTCTGCGTTTCGTCAATACGTGCGAAGTTGCGCATCAGTATTTTGTAACCGAGCGTCGTTGCAGGATTGATGAAGGTTGGGAACACATATCCATCGAACCCATTCTGCCCTGCCAGTGCAATGCCAATAGTGCGGATGATGTTTGCGAAAGAGTCATAGCTATTGATAAATGTTGCGCTTTCAGGTCTGAAATTATCAAGCACCCCCAGCAGTGACACAACAGGGATGGTAAGTTCTTGCTTCTGAGAATGCCAGCTTTGGCTATACGTGGCACTCTGAACATACCCCTTCCACATGACTGCTGGCGTTGACCCGTTCTTCGACACGTACAAGGTGACAGGTCGCTGCAATGGATAGCTACCAATCAGCTGCTCCAGTTCGTTCAACGTCCCGACAATGCCGATGCGCCCCGTCTGATAGCGAATAGGAGTGAACATGTCCTGACTATCGTCTCCGCTGGTCACAAATGGCACTCCCGATGGTGTCATCTGTGTTACCTCGTTGCTCCCGTCGTCCACTTCAAGCGTCAGGTCATAGTCTGAGAATGATTTCCACTTTATCTGTATCATATTATCTGCTTGTTACATACGTTCCCTTACCCATTTGTCTTGTGGTGTTATTCAGCACCATGCGGATTTGCGTGCCTTCGATCACAGCCGATAGTCTCAGGTTACTTAATGCGCCACCACTCAACTGCGATGCTACGTTGTTCGTCTGGCTTCGTGTCAGGACTGTCTCTCCGCTATTGAGCATGGCTGGTACTTGGTCGTTACTCATGTAGTTACCTGGTACCGTATAGCCTATGGCTGCACGCTTCACTCGTCCGTTGACATTAGAGCCTCCAGTTGATAATGCCCAACCAATTACAGGAACTGCCTTTGTGCCTTGAATGGCTGCAATGACCGTTACAAGTGCGCTGATGCCTGAGAGAATCGTTGCAACCGCCTGAATCGTTCCGAGCATCTTATTCAGTCCTTCTGGGATGGTGATGCCCAGATTCTCAACACCTCCTGCAATGCTATTGAGTGCGCTGACGGTCTGCTGCATCATACCTCCGACAGAGTTACGTTTCCCTTCTGCTGCCTTCACAGCCGTGTTCTTTCCCTGCATCTGGTCGAGTATGGCTTGCTGCTCCTTCAACTGTGACGCGTACACACTACGGCTGCTGTCGTCCGATGCTGCACGCCATGCCTCCGTCAGTTCTTTCACTTTCTGGATTTGGTAGTCGATGCTGCCAGCTGCAGGTCCTTCGGGTGCAATCACCTCCTTATATTCTCCCTTGAATATCTGTATCTGTCGCGTCAGTTCTTCAATGACCATTGCCCATGAATCATACTCTGCGATATTTGGTGACAGACCTTGCAGGGTTTGTGCAGCCTTCAATTGATTCTGAAGATAAGGAAGCGAGCCTTGCACTGGAGAGAATGGGATGACGGATGCTGTCGCTGCTGTTGCTCCAGTACCACCGCCACCTCCTGCACCTTGCAACACATACTTGTTATTCTTGACATTCTCCTTTGCCATGCTCGCGCCTTCCTGAACGGCCTGCGCATAGACAGCAATTCCTTCTGCTATCTTTGTTTCGCCTTCGGTAATGGCCTTAGCAAGCAAGTACTGTTGTTGCTCTGTCTTGGTCAGTTTGTTCAAGTTGACATATCGCTCCTTCCGTACAGTTACGTCAAACTCGCTGACAGGACCAGCGACCCTCTCTTCGGTTGCTTTGGCTTCAAGTCGTCTTGCTACCTGTGCATACTCGTCGAATGCCACTTGCCCCCTGGTGATGAGTGCGTTGGTTGCTTGCTTAAGCATCGTGTTTGTAAGTGGTGATGCTCCTTGTTGGGTGCTGTATGCGTTACGGATAGCGTTACCGACTTGCATCGAGCCTGCACGCATTCCAGCGTTCACGCCCTGACTCTGCAACACTCTCAATTGGTCTGCTGCTGTCTTCAGTTCTGCATCTACATCTTTCCCTTCTTGCTTCATCAGGCGCAGTTCTTGGATGCGTGCTTGCAACAGGGCAATGGCTGCCTGGTTGTTCGATTTGATGCTACCTAACCTGTCGAGCGCGTCGTACAAATCTCTTGCACCTTGTACGGCTGTCTGAAGATTGGAGAAGAAGTTCGACCAATTGCCATTGTTCAGGGTCTTCAAGAATACGTCGTATGCCGATTCGGCTGCTTGTACCGTCCTTCCCCATTCGTCTATTCCGCTTTCATAGTTTAGGAAAGCATCCTTCGACACCTTTACCGCCAGCGTTACGGCTGCAACGGTCGCTCCGAGTGCGGTTGCTGTCTGGGCACTTAGTCCAAACTTACCTGCAAGCTGATCCATCGCACTTCCAAGCATGCTGCCATCGCTGGCAACTTGTTTCTCTGCCTGACCAACGGAATAGAGTTCGTTCTTCGCTTCCGTGATTCTCACTTTCAATCGTTCAAGTGACTGTGAAAGTGCTTGTCCCCAATCGCTCTGCTGCTGTTCCTTTGTCAGTTGGTTGTAGGCATTGGCCGCTTGGTTGTATGCTCCCACCAACTCCTTCAACCTATCCTTTGCGTTGGTGGCACTCGTCTCAATGTCACCAAACGACCTTGCAGCCTCAGCATTCTTCTGGGTGAATTTTTGGAACTCATTTCCTGCTAACTGTGCGCGTTTGGCGTATTCGGATATTTGCTGCGATGCACTCCGAATCTTGCTGTCGTATTGTGAAGTCTCTAACTTGAACCTGGTTATTACGTCTGCCATATCTATACAAATTCTTCTTTAATGATTTTGTCAATCAATATCTGCATCTGGCCTGCTACGGCTTGCAATTCTTTCTGCGAAGCGTCACCAAACCAATTCCTTGCTTGTATGGCTCCACGATTTCCCGTGTTTGGATGCTTGTTCCATTTATCGACCTTTCTGTTGCTATTCTCAGTGAATGCAATAGTACGGGTATTTGTCTTGGTCATACCGTTGTTGAGCCATCGGAGAATGAATCCACGATCCACACCTTCGTATTTGTCGAGAGTCCGAGAGTTGCGAACCCTACGATTGCCACCCCTCTGCCCTGGAGTGAGCGTGCGTGCAGGTCGATAGCCTGTTTCCGCGCCTGCTCTTCGGCTGCTCAGGATGTTCACCTGACCGCCAAACAGCCTCTTATATACAGCATATCTCACGGCCTTGTACGCATGTCTGGGGTCGCTTTCCATCTGCAATCCTGTGGCTGCATCTTTTCTAAGGTTCGCCCTCGCTTGCCCCATGATTTTACGAATAACATCTCGCAATCGCTTCTCGAATCCTGGATTATCGGTTCTCAGCCGCTTCATCTTTTCCTCAAACTCGGAGAGACCAGACACCACGACCACACCATTCATTTCTGCCATACTCTTTTATTTCTTCGCTGTTTTCGGGCATTTAGGTTTACCAAATGCAACATTTATAGAAAAAAAATACACGCGCATCCCTGCGAGTGTATTTCAAGAAACGAAATTAATTACTTACGTCCAAATCCAATCAAAATTAAAATCACAATGAGCTGTATTCCGCTTTGGCATCGAAACTGGGACACG